TATACTTATTTATACTGTATTCTATTTTTGCCAATCATTCTATGTAAGCACACCTGGTGATTTCATTTTTGTGTCAATGCCTTCATTGATTCAGCGGCCACTACACGACTACGCAGGCCACTACTGCTGAATGAATGATCTCTGCCGTTGAATACCAATTCAATGCCACGGTCATAACATTCGTTTTGTCCGGTAAAGGGTTTGTCTGCATACTCTACGCCTAAAATACGCACATCCAAGGGTAAGATCAACAACAGGTCCACTAGATCCTGTTCAGTTTGATAAACCACAACCTCGTCCACATAACGACATGCTGCCAGCTGGATCTGTCGTTCTACAATGCTCTGTACCGGTTTGTTTTTAGTGTCGGGACGATCTATTGTGGGATCTGTTTGCAAGCCACAAATCAAGTAATCGCAATGATTCTTTGCCTCGCTCAACATGGCAATGTGTCCGGCGTGTAGCATATCGAATGTGCTAAATGTTATGCCAATTTTTTTGCCTTCGGCTTTGAGCTCTTTAATATGATTGAATATCATTTTGGTCCTTAGTAAATGCGTAAAGTAGTATTTGCCCACTGGGCTTGATTCCAGATAATACATCAGATAAGTGAAAGTATCTAACATCTGTTATGCAATGTTTTGGTGACACGTGATCACTAATTCCTTTGTTGATTGTGTTAATGTCTGTATCAAGACTTCTGTCAAAAAATGCCAGATATGTTTTCGATGTTAAAAAGTCCGGCACCAATTGGAACTGTGTTGAGTGGTACTGTGTTCTTAAATACGTTTCTAAGTCTTGGATAGCAACTATAGCGCCATCAATGACGAAACTGTAGGAACGCCCATTATAATATAATTCTGTACCTGTGTCAACAAAGTTATCTGCTAGTGTATACCATTCATAATTAGTACGCCTTGCATGTACTAGATTTGGTTCAAACTCGAATTCAACATCTGGAGCACGTTCATGGAATCGTTTAGGATCATAATTTGCAACATTGTCTTTAGTTACCCTGGATATAAACATAGTGCCTAATTCGCTACAGCCAAATTGATTTACAATATTTTTTGGATTTATGTTTTCAAATATCCAACTTGCAATCCTAGCATCATATCCCCTTAGAGTGCGTATACTGAGTCTGCCCCCTGTGTCAACAGGGCTGGCTTGGTCAAAATAATTAATCCATTCGTAAGGCATTATCATAGCAGTTAATTCATTCTGCTGAATGTAAGGCATCACTAGGTTTAAGAAATCTTGTGCGTTGTATGTATTGCCGCCCAAGTACTTCATTGTAGGCAAGAAGTAATGCTCTTTTGCCACCGACAATAACGGCAATGCATAATCTAAAAACAATGCACCATGATGAAATGTTTTAAAGTGAAATGGCTTATCAGTCGCATCGTATCCATGAAATGGAGTTATAGATTGTGTGCGTTCAATTACATACCTATGATTAAAGTCAATTATTTTAGGGGCACCTGTAGTGCCACTGGTGTGAGTTTTAACTGCTACTGTGGTCCAAGGAACCGCTACATCTATATCAAAGGTGTAGTTACAGTTTTGGTATTGTCTTAAATCAATTAAGGGCACAGTGATATTGAACTTGTTAAAGTTGTCTGTGTCTACAATCGCAGTATCAATAAAATTATAGAATCCTGCAAACTCGGGAATACGTGTAAATGCAGAATTTAAATCGTGTACAAATATACTACAGCCCATTTCCCATAGTGCCAGTATTGATGGCACTACCCACTCAAATAAATTGATATCAATGAATACTGTACAGCCAACAGAATCGCCGTTAAAGGCTGTGTGTATCTGTTGTTTTAAAAAGCATTTGCGATTTTGTATTTCTTCCGGCCCGGTGCGCTTGCCAGCAAAGTCAATTAAAGTACAATCACGTCTAATTAGTCCTGCCGCATTGTGCATTAATTAACTCGTATGTCTGCTTGCCGAATAAGTCGACGATTGTCCGAGATTGTCTTTGTAATAAATCTATCAAACTCATCGCTAGTGCCAGTCCAGGATTTGCCACGCACAAATTTTAATGCTTCACGCATCTCAGGTGTTTGTAATGCTCGTGCAATTTCTGCTCGTATGACTCTAACCTTTGCACTTGGTGCAGCGTCATGTACAAAGAACGTAATGAACGCACTATTCATTTGAAACTCGGGCCCTAGTAATTCTCGTGTGGTTGGGATTTCAGGGAAACCTGCGTCACGGTCTCGTGCTGTTAGTGCCAACCAGTTTAGTTTACCACTGTTACGATACTGTTCTGTTGAACCAATGCTACTGCAACTATATGCTAGTTCGCCATTGGCTACATCTGCAAACCATTGTCCGTATTCTTTATAAGGAACGTGTGTGGCAGTTACACCCAAGACCCGTGCAACTTCAATACCGCAAAAATGTCCTGCCGAGCCAATTCCCCAAGATCCATAAAAGGGTCGTGCTCGAATGGCACTACGTAGGTCATCTAGAGTTCGAATTCGGCTATTTGCAATTACGACCCATTCGTTACTATACAATGGTGCCAATGTTTGTAGGCGTGCAAAACGATCTTCTTTGTTGTACAGGATAGGCATTGTGCTCCATGCACCACCATCTAACATCAATACGGTGTTGCCATCAGCGGGCTCATTTAAGTAGTGTTCCAATGCCACTGCACCTGCGGCGCCCGGGCGATTATCAACCACTATGGGTGTATTCCACTTGGCGCTGATTACTTCTGCTAGTCTTCTTGTGACAGTGTCGGGCGCAGAGCCAGCTGGAAGATTTGAAACTATTTTAATTGTCTGCGCTTGAACTGATATTGCCAGCAACATAGTTACTAACATACCTAACACGTATTTCATTATTCGCTTTCTATTTTGACCTGTAACGGGAATCCATGACTACGAGCCAGGATAGTTACTTCAATACCTTTTTGTTCTGCCATCTCATACGGTAATGTTGCTACTACAGCTGAACTCTCATCGTTAACTCGTTTGGTTAGTGCTTCTGCACCTTCTCGTGCATATCCAAAAACACTTGTTAATGTTTCAACAACAAACTCAAATGTTGTTACGTCATCATTTAAATAGACGACATTAAAATTCTTAGGCTCTTTATATTGTTCTTTAGGAACAATACGAGGTCTAACTTCAATTGCTGTTTTTGTATCTGGCATGGTTTAATAGTTAACACAAGGGCGGATGAGCCCGCCCTTGCTTAGATTATATTACTTTGCAAAAGTAATTGCAATCTTTTTGGGCCGGTCTTCCTCGGGCACTATTTGTTCTAGTGCAATAGAAAGAATGCCGTTACGAACAGTGGCCCCACGAACTTCGATATGCTCGGCCAACGGGAATGTGCGAGCAAAATTTCGAGAACCAATACCTTTGTATAGGTATTCAATTCCGGCTTCGGCTCGTGTTTGATCGCCTTGAACAGTTAGAATGTTGTCTTTTAGTTCAACATTAATTTCGTCTTCGGCAAATCCGGCAACTGCCAGCTCAATCACATAATGTGCATCATCAATTCGGACTACATTGTGTGGTGGATAGTTACTGTCGCTTTTACTGTTTGCAAAGGTGCGATTTAACTGCTCAAACAACGTGTCAAAGCCAATGGCATGACGGTGCAATGAGGGAATATCGATCGTGTGAAGGGTGAAGTTTGTCATTTGTTTTCTCCTTTATAAGCAAGATGACTTTTGATGTGTAGCCCCATAATGGGCACTACAACTGTATTTATTATACAGAGAAAAAAATAAAAAACAATTATTTTGGTTATTTTATTCGGGCCATAACTGCGTCCCATAACCGAATTCGAGCATGAATTGCGGCAATAGCGGCCTGTTCGGCTTCTACTACTCGTGCAGGATCATTGTCGCAAAGCAATCTTATCAAATCCAAACTAGCCGGACCATGTGCGTCCCCGTCAATTTCGATGTGACGTTCCAAATAGTAATAGAACCGTGCTGCTTGATTGCGTTTAATTTTTAACTGTGCCAACAAGGCACTGAACATGTCTGTGATTAGTGTTTCACGACTAAAACAAAATACGCTGGCAATCACATGTGGCTTGCCACTACGAATAACATCAAATGTATGGCGTACAAATTCCCTGCTCTCAATGGGTACAACTGCTAGTTCCAATGCTGCATCAACACCCGACTCTGCCACTGTCCGTAAGAATGTTTCAATACCTGTGGTATCGGCACCAACTTCTCGCATACTTTGACAATATAGATCAAAGTGACTAGTACTTCCTCCATTGATGCCCTCATCGCTTTCCTCGCCCATGACAATCTCGTTGATTAATCTGGCGCTGGGACTACGTGTACGTTCAGTAGGAAGCCAAGGTACTTGTGTTGGCACCACTGCGTTTTGTAAACTCTTTAACAAACTCATAAAGTCCCATACCGCATACACATGGCTTTCCATAAAGATGCGTAGTTCTTCTCGGTTCTGTATTGTGGGTTGTGCTAACAATGGGTGATTGGCTAAAACAAATTGTTCTTCTTTAACATTTTCTAAATACATGTTCATCGGTCTATTCCTTCATATTCACAAATTTCTTTAATATAATTTTCAAGTTGTTGCTTTAGTATATTTGTTTTTTCTAATCTATTAAAATCAAAACGGGGCTTTCGATATATCTCTTCAAAAGTATATCCTGAGTTTTGTAGGCCAATTATTTCCCAAGAGTGCGGCAATCCACGTCGACTATAGAACTTTTCTTCACCTAGTTTTTTTGACATCTTTAAACATTCTTGTCTGGTCCAAATTCCGTTATCCCAATTGCCATTGCCCCAAGGACGGGCAGGGTCTGAAATAATCTTGTATCCCAACTTCTCTGCATTTTTTCCAAATATGCTAGGCCAGACTGGACTAAGATTCAACACATGAGTATGGAAAGAATCTAATGGGCAATTGGGATCCATAAGCCACTCTAGACCTTTATTAAAGATTTCGGGGGTCTCTCCAGGCAGTCCAAGAATAAAAGCGCCATGCATATTAACATGTCCGGCCCAGTGTGATTTTACTTCTGTTAACAGTTTCTTTACTTCTGCACTTTTAAGAGGTTTGCCAATTAACTTCAATGTTGGATCGTACAGACTTTCTATGCCCATATACGCAGACTGTAGTCCCATGTCTCTAAGTATTTGTATTTGTTCAGGGTACTTTCCCAATAGATCCAATCTAATATAAGCCCAAAATTTAAAATCAGGTACCCCTGCATCTTTAATTGCTTGTGCAACCATTTTAATTTTTTCAGTTGACTCATTGAATGTGTCATCAACGATTGCGTATTTGTTGACTTTATACGTATCCCAGTTATACTTTAATTCTTGGGCAAGCACACTAAGTTCTTTATGATACTTAGGATCTGTAGTTTTTCTACCTAATAAAACAAAACTGCAAAATTTACATTTAAACATACACCCGCGGCTGGTTTCTATGCACAATACCTCGCCCTGTCTAATATGATCTTCAGGTTGATACTGAGTAAAACTATTAGGGAAATCAAAACTTAGCCCCAACTCGTCGTGTTTAATAAATTTTTGACCGGGGTGGGCACCCGGAACCCATTTTAACGGAGTTTTATTTTTTAAATGGCTTGCTAGTTCAATTATTGTTGCGTCTGCTAGGCCGTAAATAACATAATCTACTACCGGGCTAAGTCGAATTGACTCGTGTGTATATCCGCCGCCATATACTATTTTTAAGTTGGGGTTTTTCTTTTTTGCTTGTGATATTATAATCTCAAATGTCTTTTGTTCAGTGGGGTATGGATAATCTTCAAATCCCTGATCATCAAAATAATCATCATAATGATCAAAGTGTTTGGTTTTTATGGCCCGCTTATGAAAGTGCCCGGCACTAAATCCTAGAAATAAGGTATTTGCACCTATTAGTTTGCTTAGTAGACTATTACAGAGTTGATAGTCATTGAATATTACACATGCCCAGTCGAGTACTTTAACAGAGTAGCCGTTTCGTCGTAATTCAGAAGCGAGTCGATATGCTCCCATGGAACGCATACGCCAAGTACCGACAATAGAGTCAGTGAACAGTATCACATCATATGTCATAAAAAACTTTTTAGTGAAATTTTAATACAGCTTTTTAGGTAGCTGTTGTGCTTCTAGTTTCTTTTGCCAACGGCGCTTGGCCGCGTTCTTAGACTGCTTGCGAGCAGTAGTGGGTTTTGTGTAGAACTCACGATCGCGTAATTCATTGAGCAGGCCTGATTCTAGCACCTTCTTTTTGAATTTACGTAATGCTTTATCCACATTATCGTGTTGTACAATAACTGTATTGCCCGTTATTTTATCGAATTTTGGTTTGTCGAAATAGCTCATTGTTTATTTAGTAAAATATTCTGCGGGGTTGCAACTTGTTGCATCTAGTACATAGTCGGCAATACTCTGCACTTGAAAGAACCAATCGGTGTTGTTCATTTCTTTGTTATAAAAATAAACATTATAAATTTTTCCCGACTCGTAACACACATCTGCACATGCGGCTATTTGCTCTTCTGTGGCGTTTAGTACGAGTATGGTTTCAATAAAATCCGGCGGTGTAACAAAGTTACTGTGTCCGTGTGTGGCTGGTGCAAATTTACCCACGTGCGGCTCCTAGTAGTACTTGAACTTGTTGTTGTTCCATCTCGGTCAAATCATCTAATTGATATTCTCCCGATAGTAATTTTTCTGCAAGGTACTGAATATATGCATCATTGTAACTGTATGCGTCAGTGGCATTTTTATTAACTTCAATCCACTTGGTGTCGTTCCATTTAAATAGGCGTGTGGGTTTAAAATCTGTGCGTAGAAACATGTCTCCACGTGTGGGATTATCTGGGAAATTAACACCAAACCCAGCGGCTGGTTTACGATTTAATAATCTAACAACAGGATCTGTAATATATTCTTCGGGACCTTTTTCAACCTCAACAGGTGTTGGTTCTGGGGGAGGTAGATTTTTTCGATTCGGTGCAGTTGCAGGAACTGGTATTGTCTCGGCCTTGAACCTAGGGGCAGTTTCACTTATACTAATTGTAAGTTCTTCTGTAGGTGTAATAACTTGTACTTCTGGTTCATGTACAGGTTCTGGCTCAGACTCCTCGTCTAGGAACGCATATTCAATTACAGGTTCTACTACCGGCGCAGGTGTTTCTAATTCTGTAATACGTGCCAGTAATACTTGTACATCACGTTCTAATGCAAATAACTTTAACTCTAATTCTGTTTTGGCGTGTACTGTGGTATCAAGTTCTAATTGTGTGTTACGTATGAATTCGGCTAAATCGTCTCGATCTCGTACGGCAGTTTCTAGTTCTGCGGACAGTTCTTGTATTAATGGATCTGGTTCATATTCTTGTACTACCGCTACTTGTTGATCTAATGCCGCCATTTCTTCTACCGTAAATGCACGTAGTGTAACACCCGGTATCTCTTCTGGCGGAACAATGGCCATTGCGGCCGTATCATCATCTACTAAATCATCTACAGTTTTAGCCTCGTGGTCTACATCATGTGCCCACACCAGAGGTTCGTCTTCATGTACTTTGTTTTTATCATCTTTGACCCACTGCCAAGTCATCTGTGCCGCGAGTAACATCACAATTGCCAAGGGATCAAATACAATAACAATTAGTATAATAACCCAAGTGACTGCACGTTCCAGAATGCCAGCATCGGGATTGTCACCGTACACAAATGCCGCTATGTATTTGATTGGGCCCACTTCGGCTTCAATCTTGCGATTCTCTGCTCGTATGGGCGCGGCCTCTTCATTAATGCGATTAATTGTGGTTTGTTCGGCTTGGATCTCGGATTGAAGTCGGCCACGTTCTCGTTGTTGACTTCTTCGAATAGCCACTGCTTTGTCAGCACCCTTTTCATCATTTGAACGGGCCATGCTTTGATCCACTGCCTCATCCATTTGCTTGAGCGCTCGGCGGTTGGCTTCAATATTGTCCCGTGATATCTTGATCTTTTCATCATATACTGCAATACGTGCTTGCCCATCACCCGAGACCAAGGTTTGATCACTGTGTGCCTTGCTCAGGAATCCAAAGATACCTAAACTGGTTATGACCATTAAGATGGTAACACCAACAACAGCATAACTTTTCATTAAGAATGGTATGCGATCCCAATAGGCCTTAACCCAGGATGCAATCACCAGTTTACCGACTTCTAGGCTCACGCCCATGATCATGATGGGTATTGCAGCTGCGGCAAATATGGCAGTAAGACCCACAACCGAGTAGTAGATGGCTACACCCGATATCGCAAGTCCAGAAAGTAAGAGTAGTATGGCTAGTATCATAGTAGTAAAGAGTTTTAGTCGCTTAGTATACTATGACGTTGCACAGATGTCAAGTGTTTTTGATTAAATGGTTGAAATAGTAATTGTCCCAGATATCTCGGGAGATTCTGGTTCGCAACCACAAGGTGCTTGCCCACAGGTGTCGCATGGTGCTTCGCCGTTGCCCACACCGGCTAGGTAGCGCAATAAGTCAATGCTGTCTTGCATGGGACTTTGCATTGTTTCAGAGTCTGTATGGTCAACATTGTCAACTTCTACAGGATAAAGTTCAGCATGTTGATCTGAATGCTGACTTGGATTTTCTGGAGCTGCATCCATGTCTTTGCCATCAACCTTGTTGACTAAAGATCTTAAAATTTCTGCTACGTTCATACTACACCTTAACTTGGGATATACCGTTGACCGTCGCCTACAAATCCTCTGGGGTTGACGGTGCCAATTTGTGTAACTGTGATGGCTGTTATTTGTCCAGCCTGGGCAGGGGTAATTGATATTTGGCTAGCAATATTACCTGATGTGAACATTGTAATATCTGTGGGTCTGTTGGCCGCAATTAAAGGACCAACGTTGGCTGTGACACTTGCTAATCCTGTTGGGCCCAATGCATAGAAGCAGGCATTGTTTGCCACCACTTTGACTCGGGTACTGGCCACTACAGCATTTGCCACTCCCGATGTAATAAACGAATAAGACGTTGCCATAACTAAAATCCTCTTTTAGTTATTTAGCACAAACTTAGTGTAAGTTGTAGTCTTTATCCAAGTCCTGAATGTCGCGCACCCCGATCAACTTGAGAAGTTTAGCAATATTTTTGGGTGCTTTAAAGGGCAACACGTCTGGCAGGACTGCACCCTTTAAATTACCTTCGCTGTCAAATATAAAGCAGTAGTCATCATCTGCTAGGTCCTCTGCATACTCTTCTTCAAGTAGTTCATCAACTGCCAGTGCTGTCTTGCTCATATTCGACTCCAGTGTTGTTATTGTATTTAACAATTATACTGCTACTGTTGGGCTATTGTCAACTCTACCGATTCCGGAGCCCGCTCGGCATAGAATATATGACCACCTATGCGATCGATTCGATGCTTTTGTCGAGCCCAAGCGGGTCTAATATGCACTTCATGAAAATATTCAGCGTTGCGATATTTGTCACGGAATTCCTCGTACCCTCCTGCCAGCAGGTTTCGGGCAACCGCAAGGCTGTTATCCCAGCGTGGACTATTGTACTTAATTTTGGTAACATTTTCACATCTCCAAGAGAATTGACAAACTGTTCGAGTGGTGGTGACTTGACGTTGGTCAGTAACAACACGCTTCCGTCCAAGGGCGTCGTACTCAACTCGATCCTCTGTGACAGTACGCGACTTTGCGATTGTTGTCTTTTGATTTACCACACCGCAAATTGTGCCGGGGTATCTTCCACTGTTGCTTCTGTTAATGGTAACAAGGCCAACTGCAACACGGCCTTCTTCGACTTCATTGCCGGCTTCATAATAAATGTTTTGAGCCAGACATGTTAAGTCTCTATTGATTTTATCTTCTGCATGACCGGGTGCCATCACGGTCAGGGCGATAAGTGCAACTAAGATTGTTAAAATCTTGTTCATGCTTCGTCCTCCTATATACAATCTTTACAGACTGTAAGTTTATATAACCACAGGTTTTTAGAGTTATATGCTAGTATAACAGGTTATCTACGTAGTTTATGGAGAATAGTTTGTGGTTAACTGTGCAGTTAACGAAATTTTTGTGTCAATCGCTGACTTGGACCAAGGGATTGCCGGGGCCACTTGTGCTGCCATCTGTTCGGGCATCTCCCACACGATGCACTGGTGCGCCATTGATTTTTACTGTACCACTTCCGGCACTGGCCACCTGATTTGCGGCCGCACCAGTGGGGTGAGCACGACTGTTGACGTTGTACAAGTCATCGTTTGATGAGCTAGAAGTGCCCACAACTGCAATGCCCTTGCCATTGGTTTTTACCGTGGTGGTGAGGCCGGTGTCAAATGCCGCGCCTCCGTGTGCGTTGGTATCTCCGTCAACTGAGATAGTGGCCATTATACAATAATACTCTGTTTGGGTGCCACTGTGATGCCAGTGGTCATTTTGATATAGTGTGCCTCAATCTCAGGCACTGTGGGCGCACACATCATAATATGATTGTGTCCAATGGCCAAATTGGACTCGGGGTCAGCAGTGATCAAACTGGGATACAGGCCCACACCTTGCTGACTAGGAATTACACTATGCGGCTTGTTGATTACAAAGTCACCGTCAATGCTTTTACTCACAACTCGGGCAACTAGTTCATCGCCGTTGCTTAACTTGAATGTTGCGATATCATCGATATCAATTTTTGATTTTGAGATTAACATTATACTGCTTCTTTAAGTGTTTCAAAAAACTCTGGCAATTGTTTAGCCAAGCCCATATAGCCTCCGGCAATTAACAGTTTACCGTCTTGATAAATCTGTGGCATGGTGCGATGTCCTTCGGCAAGAATAAATTCACGTGCCTCGGGTCGTTCTTCGATATTGATTTCTTCAAATGCCACACCTCGGCTCTTTAACAAGTTTTTTGCTTGTGTGCAATAGGGGCAATTATTTTTACTGTAAATTGTTATCATTTCTTCTCCGTTGTAATGTAATTATCCTCATTGAGTTTTTTCAATATTAAATCTGCCCATCTTTCATGAGTGTTAAACCCTGGATGAAAATTATCCTCTTCAAGGTCATTATTCATTTTAGCAAGTTCATGTATACAATCTTTGTTTTCGTTAGCAAATACCCATCGAGAAAAATCAATTTTATCAACTAGGTATTTTAGATCTGCAAATTGGCCAATGCCATAATCTAAGTCTACTACTTTTTTATTGTTGCCCCAATAATTGACATAACTGCTCATTAAGTAAGTAATGTTGTTTTGTTTAAGATAGTGTTGAGTGTTAATTATCTGTACTAATGTGTCCTGGGCCATGGTTTTTTCGTTACTAAACTTGTACAAAGGATCAAAAATTTCCTTAGTTGCAGGATGCCAATGCCAACTACCTATTTGACCTCCACCACTTAAAAGATAACTAGTATTGTGCCCGGTCCAACGAATATATCCATACCCATCTAATGCAGACATTATGTGCTGGTCTTTATGATCCACGGATAAATCTTTACGAGTCAATCCACTCCACATTATAACAACCAGGTCTGGCTTTTTACGAGCAAATGCAGAGTCTAATAGAAGTGCATTGCCTATATAAGTGTTGCCAGCACCCGGATGTCCTTTATTTTCTAATGTAAAATTTATTTTGTCTGCTAGAATATTGGGCCATCCACGTTGTTGTGCATAGGTAAAACTACACCCAACTGTGTATAAAATCACAGGCTGAAACCCTTGAATGTATTTCCATCAACATCTTGCTTAGTACCGCCAATGACATAACTGCTTATTTCTGTTTCTTGAGGTGCTACCTGAACTTCAGATCCGGCAATCCATTTTGCAGTCCATGGCAGGGGATTACTGCCGGGTTTTATACCACAGTCTAAATGTACTGCTGTCATACGCTTACAAGTTAACCAGTCAACATATTGACATAGTAGTTGTTCATTGAGACCAATCATTGATCCGTCTTTGAACAAATATCGAGCCCAATCTTTTTCCTGTTGTGCAGCACTTAGGAATATAGCAGTACATTCCTCTAGAGTTTCCTCACGGATCTCAGCAAACACCGGGTCATCCTGTGGTAACAATTTGATCATTGTTTGTGTTGACCCCAAGTGAATATTTTCATCGCGGCAGATAAGTTTAATAATTTTGGCATTGCCTTCCATTTTCTTTAGTTCAGCAAAGGCCCAACTACAAGCAAAGCTCACATAAAATCGTATGCCTTCAAGGGCATTGGCACAATTTATTGCCAACCATAACTTTTTCTTAAGCGCACGTAGGTCAACAATGATTTCCTTACCGTTGACAGTGTGTGTTCCTTCGCCTAACAGTTGATACCATTGGCTAGCGGAGATGACATCATCGTAATAACGACTAATATCTTTTGCACAATCTACAATTTCAGGAATCTCTAATACCGTGTCAAATACTGCTCCAGGGTCACTGCCATACACATTACGAATAATGTGTGTGTAACTACGACTATGGATAGTCTCGTTAAATGCCCAGGTCTCAATCCAAGTTTCTAATTCTGGAATAGTGGCTAGAGGCAAGAACGCTAGGTTAGGACTACGTCCTTGCACCGAGTCTAATAAGATTTGTCTTTTTAAATTGCTTGTGAATATATGTTGTTCAAAAGGTGTTAGTTCTTTGAAGTCTTTGGCATCACGAAGCACATCCACTTCTTCAGGACGCCAAAAGAATCCTAGTTGTTTGTCTGTTAGTTTGTCAAATTGCCTGTACTTCAATGTTTCGTATCGTTGAATACTGACACCGCCACTAGCATCTAAAAATGCCAGGGCTTCTGTGTGCTTTTGTTTGTTGTTGATATTAAAAACGCTCATATTATCTTTCTCTTTATATTACACAACTATCACAATCTTCTTGATCTGCTAGTTCTTCTATTGGGTGTTGTTTGTTAAATGCCGACGAGTTTACATCAATCTCGCCTTGTCCGTCCATGGTGTTAAAATAGTATAATTGCTTTAAACCATATTTGTAGCACATGACCAGGTGCTTGAGCATCTCACTCATAGGGATTTTTTCGTCTTCGTAGAATCTAGGATTGTACGAAGTGTTGACACTAATGCCTTGGTCAATATATTTTTGCAATACTGCACACAGTTTTAAGTAACCTTCTGGACTTGATTGATCCCATAATAGTTCGTATTTGTTTTTGAGTCTTCTGTACTCGGGCACTACTTGTCTTAATGCACCATGTTTGCTTTGTTTTACACTTACATAGTTTCTTGGTGGTTCAATTCCGTTAGTAGCATTACTGATTTGTGCGCTGGTCTCGGCTGGCATTAACGCCATCAGTGTGGCATTGCGAATACCAGTGCTCAAGATCTGCTCACGCAAGGCACGCCATGGCATACGCTCTTGGTGTGGCACTAGTTCATCTATTTCCGGCTTGCGTGTGTCAATTGGCAACTCGCCATTGGCATATTTGAGTTCGTGCCACTTGGTGCAAGGACCTTGTTCTGCGGCCAAGTCTGCTGATGCTTTGATCAGGTAGTAACTCCAGGCTTCGGCATACTCGTCTACTAGTGCTAACGCACGTGGATCACTGTAACTGACATCGTGCTTGGCCAGGAAGTAGGCAAAGTTAATAATGCCAACACCCAGTGGACGGAATTCCTCTGTTGATTTTTGTGCGGCCAACACCGGATAGTTTTGATAACTCAATAGCGCATCGAGCCCACGTACTGCCAGTGCGGCCATTTTCTCAAAGTCCCGTGGTGTTTTGACATTGCCCCAGTTTAGCGCACTCAGTGTACATAGTGCAATACGTCCATCTGGATCGTTAATGTCTTTTAACGGGCGTGTGGGCAAGTCAATTTCTGCACACAAGTTACTCTGCCTAATAGGATGAGTTGCTTCTTGGAACGGACTATGTGTATTGGCATGGTCCACGTTTTGTAAGTAGATACGTCCTGTATCTTTGCGTTCACTCATAAACTTACTAAACAGCTCTGCCGCAGGAAAAGTTTTCTTACGCAGTTTGGTATTACGCTCTGCACGTTCATAAAGTTCTTTAAAACGCTCTTGGTTGTTAAAGAAAGCCTCGTACATTTCCGGCACATCGTGGGGGCTAAAACAGGTGATATTACCGCCTTGAATAAGCCTTTCGTACATTAATTTGTTAAATTGGACACCATAATCCATATGGCGCACACGATTGTCCTCAGTACCCTTATTGTTCTTTAACACCAACATATCTTCAACTTCAAGATGCCATATGGGATAGTACACAGTTGCGGCTCCATTACGTACACCGCCTTGGCTACAACTACGTGTGGCACTTTGGAACAATTTTAAGAACGGAGTAATGCCCGTGTGGTAAGCGTCACCATTGCGAATAGGCGATCCCAGCGCACGGATACTACCAACACCTAGACCAATGCCGGCCTTTTGACTCACATACCGAACAACGGCGCTACTAGTAGCATTAATACTATCCAGACTATCATCGGACTCAATAAGAACACAACTACTGAACTGTTTCTGTGGTGTTCGCACACCAGCCATAACAGGAGTAGGTAGGGAAATGTCATAATTGCTAATTCCATCATAATAGTCTTTAACCCACTGTAAGCGGGTCTCCTTAGGGTAAGACTGGAATAGGGTAGCGGCGATGAGCATATACGCCATTTGTGGCGTTTCAAATATCTCCCCTGTTACCCGGTTCTGCACCAGGTACTTGCCACGCCATTGCTCCATGGCCACATACGTAAAACTTTCATCACGCTCGTGTCGAATGTGTTCATTCAATTCTGCCCACTCTGTGGATGTATAAGCGGCGATCAAGTCTCGATCATAAAACCCACGTTCTGTGTTACGTTTGACTAGTTCAAGTAAGGTGCAAGGTACATAGTCGTTGTAGACTTCTTTGCGTAAATGATAGTTGATGAGTCTACCGGCGACATACTGATAATTGGGTGTTTCCTCACTGATCAAGTCAGCGGCACTTTTAATCAAGGTCTCTTGAATGTCTGCCGTTTTAATTCCATTATAAAACTGTATGTGGCTTTTGATTTCTACTTCACTGGCACTAACCCCTGTTATGCCGGCTGTGGCCCAAATTACTACTCGATGTAGTTTTTCTAGGTCTAATAACTCTCGGTTACCATCTCTTTTTGTAACTTGAATACTCATCATTGATACCTCTTATTTTAATTTTAATTCTTCGCCCAAATACCGGCGTTTTAACTTCAACTTTTTTTTTATTAATTTAATATTTACGATCTTATTGTCAATGAAATTAACAACATATTTTCCCTGTTCCAAAACAGGTAAGTGATATACATACCCGGTAACTGGGTCATTATATATGTGTATTTCCGCGTCTAGTGTGTTTCCGTGTTGTGTGAACTGTATAGTATACACGATTCCCAGGGCTTTTGCAAGATCACAGTAGTAGTTTTCGGCAATTAAATCCCAGGCCGTGGGCCATGACGCAGGATCAGCAGGATCCAAATAGTAAGGTTGGTATGGACACGTGTGCCAAAATTCGGCTACTGCTTGTACAGCGTCGGCCAAAGGCAAGTCATCAAGACTTTTTCGAAAGTCGCGCCAGCGAGCAATGCGCTCACTGGTTTCTAATTTCCACATTAACTAAAAGTAATATATTGTTTTAAATTGTATTTCAACGTGGCCGCAGTACCTGTTGTAATTGACAAGTTACCTGTAGCATTGGCAAACAAGTTTGCCGTCAATCCCGAACCAGTTTCTGTATAACTGTCTTCAAATGTCACTGCACTACCAGTACTGGTGTAACTAAATGTACCATATCTATAAAGTGTACCATTGTCCAATTGGTAATCAAAACTACCAGCACCCGTGGCCAAGGTAGTAAGTACTGTTGCATTGCCTGTTGGTATTGATACCACCTGTGTGGTATTGGTTTGTTGTTGTCCTAGTATTAGTCCTGTTGGGGTTGTTCCCGAGATACCACCGACACTGCTCAAGTTGCCATTAAATCCAATTTTGCGTACTGCACCAACAGTACCATAATAATTGTTGATTGTGCTAACGCCAGCAACCGTATTACTTGTATAGTAAGCCACATTGCTTAAATTATCAAAGTAACAGTTGTCTATACGGACCGAACTGATACCCGTGCTTTGTGCCACAATGTTAACACCCGAGCCAGCATAGGTAAAACTACATTGGTCAAATGTAACGCCACGCACACTGCTCACAGTGTCGGTAATGTACACAAGATTGTTTAGCGAGGCATTGGCAGTTGTATTGCCACGGAAGCTCATGTTTACAAAACGTGCAGCTTTGGTCCCGTCCAGCATCATCGCTGCACTGGTAATTAAACTGGCATTGCCGGTTTGTTGTAATCCCATGCCTTCAATTAACAAATCTCTAGAAGTTGTAGAGCCAGTGCCATTAAATTGACTATCTGTTGTTTTAAATATTGGCGCAGTGACGTTGGCGCTGGATAATATGGTATTTTGTCTTCCGTCACCACGCAGACTGGCATATGGTGGGATTAAGATTGTGCCACTGACTAGATATGTACCGGCAGGAAAATCTATAGTTCGACGAATTTTAGTACTGTTGTCGTTATAAACTAGATTATATATTTGTTGTATGGCACGATTAATTGCGGCAGTATCATCAGTGACGCCATCACCTGTTGCTCCAAAATCACGTACACTAACCTTATCATCTAACTTACTTTGAAATGTTCTAGTAATGGGGTGACTAACGTCGGCGCCAGTAACTGCTGTGATTCCGGTCGATGACCCTTGATAAGTGTAAAGCCCCAGTAATGATAGAATATTACTATGAGAAGTAAGTATCTCTGTGACACCTGTGGTTGGGGCACCTTCTGTAGTTAGTCCGTTGCCAATAAAAAGGCGCTGGGTATCTAGGCTCCAGCCCATCTCTGCGCTGGCAAGTTGTGGTAAATCTTGTTGTAAACCACGTCGTATTTGTATACGGGATATTTGGACGATTGCCATGTTCTAAAAACCTTGCTATATCTAGTATTTAGCTCATTAGGTAATACTGCT